TGTCGTATAGCTGTTTTAGTTTGTCTGCTAATTTTTTCCCGGTTTCAGATAACATTTATATACCTCTCACATATCCATCAATGTCGTCATTTATTTTTGATTTTTTAATCACCACGTAATTGTCAAAACCTTTATTGATGATAGTGTAATTATAACTATCAATGGGCTTAGTTACAATAGCGTGCTTACGCTTTTCATCACTCATATTGGTGTTAAATTCGCTCATAACTTTGGCGTATTCAGCTTTTGGGAGAATAATCTGTTTGTGGTTTTTAACGTTTGATAATTCTATCTTATATTCTGCCCACTCTTTTGACGTCATGCCACCTGTCCGCTGATTAACTGTATTTTTCCAATCCTGGCATTTGCTTTTTGTTCTTGGAAAGCTGTGTCGTCTTTCAACCAATCAATGCTGCTCCGATCCACGTAGGCCGCGGTGCTGCAGTGACAGTTCGGATGCATCGGCGGGGTGTTCTCTCCCGGAAGCATGTCAGACAAGTTCCAGCCCGATATTAGCTTTCAGAAGTTCCAGCCGGTTCACTTTCATTGTCAGTAGAGCATTGTGTCATGGGTGGTTTTGAATAAATTGCTGGAAATCGGATATTCGTATAATTTCCAGCGTAAACGCAGAGATATCAGAATTACATGTTTGACGTATCCGAAGTAATCCGATTGACGTTTGATGTAAAAGAGATGAATACAAAAATGGAACGAGAATGAACGGCAAGAGAAAGACATATAAACAGGCGCCGGGAGTAATCCCGACGCCACAAATCAGCCAAGTTTGGCCAGAAGCCCTTCCTGCAGAACCTGTGAGCAGTTGATTCCGCGTTTATCCGCCATAACTGCCATCCATTGTGGAAGTGATACATTTTTCCGTACGGACTTTGTATCGGTTGCCGCACGGTAAGCTATTGTATCAATGGCGATAATGGAAACTTCTGAACGGTCGGGACGCTCTAACTTTTCTTGCGGGGTCGGGTCGGGGATCTGCATGCCTTCGTCTTCGGCAACAACCAGCCATGCGCTTGCGGCATCGGTAATCTGGTTGATTGCATCGATGAGGTCAGATCCAGTGGTAATACATCCAGGAAGGTCTGGAACCCGGGCATAAAATTTATTACCGTCATCGGACGGTGTAAAGGTTGCGGTATAGATATATTTCATAATGTCTCGTCACCTCCAATCATATTATACACAAGCAACTTTTTCTTGGAGATGCTTGATATACGTATACGTATATGGTATTATATACTCGTAGCAAGGAAACAGGAAAGGGAAAGGAGGAACAAATGGCTAAGAGAAAGAAACGAAAAAAGAGCCGGATAACACCACAGTGGCTGATAGCAATTGGCACATTGCTAACAGGTATTGCAAGCATTATCACAGCTCTAAAACGGTAAAGGTTCGGGGAGAAAGCCCCTTACCTTTCTCATATCTTAGCACATTTAGAAATAGAAATGAGTAATTTTTCAAAAATTTTTTTGGCGGCATCCTGGGTTATTTTCTTTGCAACGGGAAGAAGTATTGCTTCGTCCATTCTGCTTGTATGTTCCGGCGCTTATGCAATCACTGAACTGATGCGTAAAGGAGGGGCTGACAGTAATGGATGAAAAGAAAATCCGGCCGCAGGACCGTTGGGATGCAAAAGCTGGGGTTGCAGCGAAGTCATACAAAGTGGACCGTAAGACAGCGGATGAATTCAAGGAAACCTGTAAACGGCTTGGAATTTCCATGGGGCCGCAGCTTACAAAAATGATGCGGGAATTCATCGAACAGAACAAAGAAACAGAGTAGCAGAGCAGAGAGCGTATCCTTCGGGGTACGCTTTTTGTGTAGGTGAAATTAATACAGACACATACCAGGCAGCCTTCGGGCTGCCTTTTGTCATGCGCGCAGAAGACAAAGCGGAAGGGGGTGCGGCCGGATGGCAATCAGCAGAAAACAGAAGATGTTCGCGGATGAGTACCTGGTAGATGCCAACGCCACACAGGCCGCCATCCGTGCGGGGTACTCCAAAAAGACGGCCAATAAGAAAGGGCCGGCGCTTTTATCGCACCCTGGCATCCAGGAGTATCTGGCGAAGCGTATGCGGGAGAAGGAATCCAGCCTGATTGCGTCACAGGATGAGGTGCTTGAGTTCCTGACCCGTGTCATGCGCGGCGAGGAAACGGAAAAGGTTCCGGTGGATGGAACATCTGGGGAGCTGATGGATGTACCGGCCGGTACCAGGGACCGGATCCGGGCGGCGGAGCTGATCGGGAAACGGTACGGAACCTTTACGGACCGGATGGAGATGGACGGATCCGTAGGCGTGCAGCTGATTGATGACATTGGAGGGGACGGTGACCGCTGCCATGGCTCATAGGGAAGCGGTCCGGATGTCGGAAGTCATCACACCGGCATTTTACGATTTCTGGGAGGATTCCAGGGAACAGAAACACCTGCGGTATGTGCTGAAAGGCGGGAGGAACTCCGGCAAGTCCACACAGATCGGCTTCCGGATCCTCTGGGATATCATGCGCTACCCGATTTCCGGCCTGGTGGTGCGGAAGGTCGGGAATACCATGGCGGAATCTGTATTCGAGCAGCTCAAGGAGTGCGCCTCGATTATGGGGGTCTATGGATTCTTTGATTTCAAGGTGTCGCCCCTGCAGATCATTTACCGGGAGCGGGGGAACAAGATCCTGTTCCGCGGGGCGGACAAGCCGGAAAAGATCAAATCACTGAAGGTATCCCGGTTCCCGGTGGCGCGCCTCTGGATTGAGGAACTGGCAGAGTTCCAGCGGGAAGAGGACATTGACACCATCGAGCAGTCGGTGCTCCGGAACACGCTTCCGGATGGCTTATCTTATCAGTTTTATTACAGCTACAACCCGCCGAAGCGGAAGCAGAGCTGGGTGAACAAGAAGTACAACGGGCACGGCGTATCCGGAAATACATTCGTACACCACAGCACATACCTGGAAAACCCGTATATTTCCCAGGAAACGGCTGCGGAAGCGGAAGAACTGAAGAAAAAGAATGAAATTAAGTATCGCTGGATTTTCCTGGGCGAGCCGGTAGGCTCCGGTGTGGTTCCGTTCTCCAACCTGGTATTCCGCACGATTACCGCGGAGGAGGTATCCAGGAGCGATAATATCCGCCAGGGCTGTGACTGGGGATATGCGACGGACCCGCTGGCCTTTGTGCGCCTGCAGTATGACAAGACCAGGAAACGGATTCTGTTCCTGGATGAAGTCTACCGGGTAAAGCTGTTCAACCGGGAGTTCGCGGCCATCCTGAAATCACGCGGGTATGACACGCAGTTAACCATCGCGGATTCCGAGGATCCGAAGTCCGTGGCGGAATTGAAGAAGGATTACGGCTGCCGGTTTACCGGGGCAAAGAAAGGCCCAGGGTCGGTGGAATATGGGGAAAACTGGCTGGATGACCTGGACGAGATCATCATTGACCCGGCACGGACACCGAATGTTGCCCGGGAGTTTGAATCCATTGATTACGCGACGGACCGGAACGGGGATCCGCTGCCGCGTCTGGAAGATAAAGACAACCACACGATTGACGCCACACGCTACGCGCTGGAAGGCGATATGGGGCATAAGGGAGGCATCAGCTTCCTGAAGTAGGCACAGGAGACGACATGGAATTAGAGATTGCAAAACAGATCATTCAGAAATACGCAGCGCTCCGGGGCAGCTATGTGGCAGGGGTTCTGATCGCAAAACGGTACTATGAAAATGAATCCGATATCCTGTTTGGGGAAAAGAAAACCGAGGAGCGTCCGGGGGAAGAGGAAAAGCCGCTGCGCAATGCGGACAACAGGATTCCCAGAAACTTCCACGGCCTGCTGGTGAACCAGAAGGCATCCTATGCGTTTACCGTGCCTCCGACCTTTGACGTAGGAAGCACGGCGGCCAACCAGAAGATCACAGAACTTTTAGGGGATGAATATAACAAGAACTGCATGGAGCTCTGTGTCAATGCCGCAAACGCAAAATGCGGCTGGGTGCATTACTGGAACGACGCGGACGGTTTCGCGTGGGCAGTGGTCCCGTCAGAGCAGATCTGGCCGGTCTTTGACAAGAGCCTGAAGCAGCGGCTGATGGCAGTCCTTCGGATCTATGAGCAGATCGATGAAGCGGACGGTGAGAACTATGTGATTTATGAGTACTGGAACGATACGGAATGCCAGGCGTTCCGGCGCCGTACCGTGGACAGCATCGAGCACGGACTGATGTATTACAACATGTTCCACTCACCGGCAGCTTATGGGGAGCCGTCCAGTGAGTTCCAGCACGGATTCGGGAAAGTGCCATTTATCCCCTTCTGGAACAACAACATCCACATGAGCGACTTAAAGAACATCAAGCCGTTGATTGATGTGTATGACAAGGTGTTTTCCGGGTTCATCAATGACCTGGATGATGTCCAAGAACTGATTTTTGTGCTGTCCGGCTACGGCGGGGAAGACCTGCAGGAATTCCTTCAGAATCTAAAGCGCTACAAGGCAATCAAGCTGGACGATGACGGGAGCGGGAGCCCCGGGGTATCTACCATCAGCATCGAGATCCCCATCGAGGCCAGGAACAGCGTGCTGGAAGCCACACGGAAGGCAATCTTTGAACAGGGGTTCGGGTTCGACCCGCGGCCGGAGACATTTGGAAACCAGTCCGGTGTGGCACTGCGGTTCATGTATGCCCTGCTGGAAATGAAGACCGGATTAATGGAGACGGAATTCCGCCTGGGTTTCGCGCAGCTGGTCCGTGCGATCTGTGAAAACAACGGGATCCCCTGCGGGGCCATTACCCAGACCTGGACCCGTACCATGATCCGTAATGACGTGGAACAGGCGCAGATCTGTCAGCAGTCGGTGGGCGTGATCTCCAAAAAGACGATCTTAAAGAACCACCCATTTGTGGAGAACGCGGACGAAGAGCTGAAGCAGCTGAAGAAAGAGGAGGCGGAAGCAAAGGAGGCACAGGACCAGTACCTGAGTGCCTTCGTGAAACAGAAAGGCGGAACCGGGGACGGCAGCCAGGATCCGGAGGAAATGAAAGACCCGGAAGGCAAGAAGGATCCGGAAGAGAACCAGGATCCGGATAGCAAGAAACCAACAGGCCGGCAGGAACCGGATAAAGGCGGTACAGATGCATGAAGCAGGCAGAATACTGGAAGAAGCGCGCGGAAGAGTTAGAAGCGGCGCTCCATCAACAGACTCTCCGGAAATCGGAAGAAATCGACGAACAGTTTGACAAGGCATATCACGCGCTGGACGGGCAGATCAAAGCCTGGTACCAGCGCGTTGCTGTGAATAACCAGGTGTCGCTGCAGGAGGCCAGGAAGCTGCTTACCAACAAGGAGCGGAAAGAATTCCAGTGGGATATTGAAGAATACATCAAACACGGGAAGGAAAACGGCCTGACCGGGCAGTGGATGCGGGAACTGGAGAACGCTTCCGCCAAGCAGCACATCAGCCGCCTGGAACAGATCAAAATCCAGACCCAGCAGGAAGCGGAAAAGCTTTACGGGAACTATGTGGATGAAATCGACCAGCATATGCGTGACACCTACCGGGAAGACTACTACCGCACCGCGTACAACTTTCAGATGGGCGCTGGCGTGTGCTATGACCTTGCCGGCATTGATGAGAAGGCGCTGGAACGGGTGATCCGGAAGCCCTGGGCGGCGGACGGGAAGAACTTCACGGACCGCTGCTGGGAAGGGAAGGACAACCTGGTGCATACGCTGCATACCACACTGACCCAGATGTGCATCACGGGGGAAGGGATTGCTTCCGCCTCCGGGAAGTTCCGGAAAGCGGTGGATGTAGGAAAGTACCAGGCTGACCGCCTGATCCGGACGGAATCGGCCTATTTCCAGACCGCCGCGCAGAAGGACTGTTACAGCGAGCTTGGTGTCAGTGAGGTGGAGATCATGGCCACGCTGGACGAGGCAACCTGCGATATCTGCGGCGCCTTGGACGGCACACACCTGCCCCTTGCGGAAGCGGAGGAGGGGGTGAGTACCCCGCCGTTCCACTGCAACTGCCGGTGCACCACGGTTCCGTATTACGGTGACACGCTGGGCATGGACGGCCGGGCGATGCGGGACGCCGATGGCGGATACGACACGGTGCCATCCGACCTGAAGTTCGAGGATTGGAAGGAGCGGTATGTCGGGAAGGCCGGGAATTCGTCGAAGAATGCGGCGGTGAAGAAGTACAAGAGCAAGTTTGAAAGTACAGAGAATGAGAAGAGTACAAAAAGTACACCCGAGCATGATTTTAATGTAAAATTTGATCCGAAATCAGAAGCTTTTGTTAATAAAATAAAATCGTTTGGAGAAAGCGAAGAAATTACACATACGATCAAAAATGGGATTAGTGCTATGATGAAACACCGTGGTGGAACAAAATATGAGGATATGATTTTTATAGATAGCAAAACAAATGAGCATCACTTTCAGAGAAAGTACAATGTAGAAAGCGAGGTTATGCCGACAATAGAGATGCAAAAGATGG